CTTTCAGTGAAGCCACCAGCCCGGAGGCTACATCTTCCCCTACCATAGTTTCAATAGCCGTCTGCATGGACTGGAACTCACCACGGACACGGACAATCTGTGAAGCCAATGATTTCAATGCCGTAGCTCCTCCGATTACACCAAGCATCTTTCCCCACGACATGGAAAGCCCATTATTGATTTCTACCGTATCGCCTGCCTCTTTCTTATAGAGAGAATACTCATCCCTGAGCTTTTTCACCGAAAGCCGGGCTTCAGCTTGTTGCTGCGTTAATCCAAACAATGCCGCTTTCTCTTCATCGAGTGCCCTGCGGGCTGCATTATATTCAGCCAGCTTGCCGGATGCTCCGATAGGATTATTCTTCAAAGCAGTCCGATAAGCATCCCCAAGGCGTTTCACATCAAACTCTATATCTTTGATGACGGCGCGTTGGGCAATAATCTTTTCAGACAATCCGTTCACCGTCTGGGAAGCATCATAGATTTTCTTCTTGAAGCCATTTTCCATCTCAGCACCGGCCTTGGCTGCTTCGGTTACCAGCCCCATCATCTGTTGTTTAGTAGACGCAAGTTGCGTTTCAAGCGTTTTTGTAGCTGCTGGAGCACTCCTTGAGTCCATCTTCTTCAGTTGGGTTTCCAACTTCTCGCACTCTTGGCGGAGTTTTACAACTTGTTCCCAGTCACTCGATACCTTGAAATATAGTGTTGCCATATTTTACTTATTCGTCAAATTTCCTATTCTTGAAAAACTCTGCATCCGTAACCTCCTGCATGACATCCCCGTAAGCGGCACGCAGTTTATCTTTTTGCATGATTACCAGATTGCGATACGGAATTACCTCCACTACTTCCATGTACGTCAGATGTAAATTCTCCATGAACGACGCAATCTGACCCAATAGACAGTCGTTTCCTATTGCCGTTGCTTTGCTGTCAGGCTTGCTACGTTCTTCGCTAAAACTGACAGCCTCAAAAAATTTTTAGTAGACAGTAAGGAGTAAGCTGATTCAAGACCGTCTATAACTTCGTTCAGTGTCCCGTTTGACAGCTCTTCAAACAGACTGTCATTACCTTGAATAAACCATGAAAGGGCGTGCGCAAGTGGTTCTACATTGTTGATGGAGGCTAATAGCTCGCGCATATTTTTCCCATCTTTCACGTCTGACAGCCAATATGCCGCTCCAGCTATCTTCTTGATTGTGGGAGGTGTAACTATGTACGATTTACCATTTACAATTACCACCCTGAAATCCATGCCAAGAATGGCACTGCTTACTATTTTTGCTGCGTTCTGTTCCATATCCTAAATCAAAAAGGCGGTGAGCAATCCACCCACCGCCAATCCTAAAAACAATCTAACTTTGTTCAATCATCCTCCTGCTGAATCCACTTTCGCTCCATCAAACAGGTAGTCGGAAGCCACGCCGGAGTTCGGGTTATCCATAGCTACGGCGGTAACTCCTAAGCCGATATTCTTCTCCTGCTGGTCGCCCTTTCCGATGATGGCAGCATTGGAGAACACAATGTAGTTTCCGGTCTTGGTCTGCCCGACGATGCCCTTGTTTACAATGTTTGGCTCGGAAGCAGCCGACCAACCTTCGTCCGTGCCAACCTTTGCACCTCCACGCAGGGTAACCAAGTCTTCCAACTCATATTCACCCATTGTGAAAGTGATTGTTTTTGCACCCTTGGCAGTTACGTCACGGTAATAGATACCACCTGTCAACTCGTTGATGTAGTCTGTATAGGTGGGGTCATCTTCCGTATAGCCCCATGTGTCTTGATGGGAGTTCCCTACTTCAGTAGCACTCGATAGCCACGTTTTCAGCGTGGATGCGGTCACAGCGGCAGAGAAAACGTCGCCGTACCATATCTTCTTAATTCCAATGAAAGGTTTCAGTGCCATATCATTTTACATTTAATACTTGAAACAATAATCTTACATTCACATAGTGACACTTCAAAGCTGTGTCCGCTTCCGTCCCGATTGAATCAATATGATAGTAATAGTTTGAGCCGTCATATTCACCTACCACCTCATCCAAGACTTCCTGTGCCTTTCTTTCAAGCTCCTGCAAACGGATTAGGTTTGCCTTGCCGTCCATGTCAGGCACACAGAGGTTTACTTCCACAAATCCCTTCTTCCAAATGGCTTCGGGTGATTGTGACTTGGCAATGATGATTACCCTTTCAGAGGATAGTTTCTTATCCTCGTCGGGGATATTGCCCGATTGGTAAACCTCCATGCCGAAAGCCTCGCAATCTTTGTAGAGGATGTTTGCTATGTCGGTGGTTACTATCATTTCACGATTTCCCAATCTTCTGCAAATACATCAGAAATAGATGGAACCCACGAATCAGCACGACCAGTATTCTCATTGTAGATAAGGCACTGACTTGTGTAGTCAATAAAGCCATTGCCTGCTAAAATCAAATCTTTGGCCGATTGGGGAAGTGACTGCATCTTGGGGATAACATCACTTCCAATACGTGCCGGCACTTGTTTGACAACAAAGAGACCTTTGCCGTTCCAACCTTCTCTTCGGATAGCACCACCTTGCTTTAGGACTTCTATGGCATCTCCAAACGTCATTTGATGCAATGGGGCTTCTGGAGACCCGTCAATCCTTCCGATACGGCATTCCAGTACATTGATGTACCTGCTCATGATTCTGTGTTGCAAACGGAGAAGGTGGTTCTGGTATTTGTCGGTTACTACTTCATCCACTTTACCAGATGCAATGAAAGGAGCAAGTTTATCCATCTTTTCATACAAATCTTTCATCTCAATATGCAAACGGTCAAGGAAAGTATCTGCTACCTTATAGGCTTTTTTGAACGGTTCAGCCGGAGACCAGCTTTCATAACCGTCCTGATACTTCACATGATAGCCAGCGTTTGACTTCTCGCTTTCATTAGGTACTAGACCTGCTTGCAGCAAGCCTTTTTCATAAGCCTCACCCATTGTCATGGGTTCTGCTTCAATCTGTTTTGTTCCGATGTATTTCTTCATTCTATTTCTTCTTTCAATCGTTTCTCCGCGAACAAAGCCGCGCCACTTAATACTTCATAACCCTTGCTTTCCACATTCGAGGCGTAGTTATAACCCTTCGGGCTTTTAGCGTCATTCTTCAGTTCCAAACCTTCGTCTGATACAGAGTATTTGTTTGACTTTCGGAGTGTCCCAGTGCGGTTTTGATAACTGCCATGCTGCACGGCATACTCGACAGCCTCCTTGCCGACCTTTTCTTCCACTTCCTTGACTTCGTTTTCACCTTGCTCAAAGAATGAATCCACGTCCGAAAAGTCAAAATCTACTCCAACCATATATCACAACGTCCTTTCAGTTCCTCCGAATAACACTCGGCATTCTTGATTACCTTGCCTACTCCGACAACTTCCTGCGTCTCCTTATCCAGACATTTAACCATCGTGTCCAATGCCAGCTTCTTGCCCTCATATACTACATGGAAAGAATAAACCCACAGCTTGCCATTGACAGACACTTCCTTTTGTTGGAAGTTGTCGTGGCAGAAACATTCTGTGAGGTTATCCCATTGTTCACCGCCCGTGCCGGGTATCGGTCGCCCGTACTCGTCATCATCCGGCGGTGTAACTGTTCTTACTTGCAATATGTGAGGTGCTTCGTCTAACATATAAAATTGACTTTAGGTTTGTCGGTGTTCAGTTCATCGTCCAGCCCGTATTTCTTGCACAAGAAAGCGTAATACTCCTTGATGCCCGAAATGTCCCAAGATTGCGATTTGCTGTGCCCGTTCTCACTGACAGATTTAGAATTTGCCCGGAGTAATAGAGAGGGGATGAATCCAGCCATAGCTACCGACACAAGGCCGATGTTCTGCTGGTCCATCTCATCCTCTCCGCTTATCCCCGATGACAAAGAAAGTTCGAAAAGGTCAGCCTCCGACACCGTGATGCCGAAGGTCTGAAACTTGCCCTTTATGTAGTCCGCTACCGTCATGCGTTCATCGTATCCAAGTCAAAGATGACAATCTTGTTCGGGTTCGTGTACTCAGGAATCCACTCGCAACCGTATTCCAAGAATCTGCCTTCATCAGTGCGGACGTTGGAAATGTACATGCCTCCTTCTGAACGGGTATAGGTCTTACCTGGCACAGGGTCGGTAATCTCATAAGGAGTGTGCCAGCGCATCTTTCCTTGCTTGGCCGTAGTGAACAGAGAAATGCGGTTGTCCTTGAATACTTGCTTCATGGTGCCGTCTTCCAGCTCTACCATATCCTCGTTGATAACGATAGGCGGCAAGCCTAAACCTTGGAAGATAGTCGTTGCCATTTGACTCGACATCAGACCGGACGAAATCTGCACCTCTCTCTGTGCGAAAGACTGCTTGTAGAACTCTCCGAAGTCCTTTGAACCGACAATGGAGTTGATAAACGTCTTGCGTGACATCTCCATGGACACGAACATACCAAACTTCGTACGCAATTCCACGATTTGATTCATCAGATAGGCTACAAAGTGGTCTTTGTCTCCGGCCGTAGGTGTGATGCGATTAACTGGCAACTCAATATCAAGTAGCTCGACGCCTTGCGGGTTATCGTCAACCTTCACGGATGCCTTACCATCGGAGCGCAAATCGCCATCTACCAAGTCCATACGCTTATGCGGTGCAAGCATCACCTGCCGCATGTCGTCTACGATATAGTTGATGATGTCGTTCAACGCTCTTTGCTGGTCTGCTGTACGTGCATTATTGAATTTCGTCACAAGTTCTTGAAGCATATCCAAGCGGTCGTTATCCATTTGGTATCTGTCTCCCAAGTAAGCCACTTCCAACACGCCGGAACCAAGCGATTTGCGCTCTCTTAAAGGCTTGTTGGAGTTTCTGTCAATTACAGAACCTGCTGTTACACCTGTTACCGTACCAAGATAGCTTTTGAACACTCTCGACTTTGTCTCTTCAAAGTCCAAGTGCTTTTTCCAAAAGATAACATCGAGACGGAGAGCCTGTACGCGGTCAATGATAGCCTGAATGATTTCAGGGTCGTTCAGTAAAGTTTGGACTGTCAAATACATATACCCTCCTTTCGTTAAAGTGTAAACATAAATCTATCACCCAAAGAAGCCTTGTCCTTTTCAGAGATAGGTACAAGTAACTTGGTGGGTCTAATCTCGTATGCGCGGCCTACTGCCGTTATCGTAGCACCCGGCTCGACCTTGGTGTACGTATAGTTTAAAGCCGTAGCGGTAGCCTTCGGCGTCTTTCCTGCTACAGCTGTGGCCTCAAATAATACATCTCCCTTGCTGGCTGCAAGCGTAGGTGTTGCTGCTAACGTAACAGTGTCATACTCCGTGCTTGATGTTTTGTCGATGGATTCTACCGTACCTCCATTGGTTCCATTACCCAAGTGCATTCCTACAGCGAGGAATGAGCCTTTCTTGATTTTCAGCGAAGTTCCTCCGGCAGATATGTTTTCAACCACCTCCACATTCACCACTACCGTAGCTTGTCTCTTGGCGAAGTCAAGCACGATAGGCGTAAGAGGCGGGATGTGGTCAATGCCTGAGAGGTTGGTCATCACCAAATTGAAGCCACCCGAATAGCGGTAGATGGTCTCAATGCGACACATCTCCGGTGTTGGCTTCTCGATTGGGTTTAAATCATACTTAACTCTTGCTGGCATAATTTTTACCTTTCTTTTTTAGTTACTGATTCTGTTTGTTAATCTCTTCCGTTCCCTTGTTAATCATGGAAGCAATGTCGTGGTTCTCTTTGGCCACACGTTGCTCTGATGTCTCAGGGGCTTTGTTCTCCTGAAATCCCGCGTTGGTAAGCTCCTGCTTCACGTCCTTGAAGTAAGCGTCCAAGTCCGTGTTTTCGGGAATGGTGCGGTCTTTCAGCATGAAATCGGGAATACCGTACTTCTTGGCCACCGATGAGATTTGTGCCATGCGTTGTGCTTGTGCCTCTTTCGCCTCAAAAGCCGCCAGCTTGTCGGAGAAGGGCTTGATGCCTGCGGCGATGCCGTCGGCTATCAGCTTGGCGATGTCCGGCTTTTCGTCCGGCTTTGGTTCTGGCTTCGGTGGTTCTGGATTCGGGTTCTCGATTGGCTTCCCGTCTTTAAGGTTATGCTTCTTCTCATAGTTTGCAACTGCTGTGATTCGAGCATCCCCGGCGCGGAAATCGCCGTATGAAGTCAGCACGTCCTGAAAGCTGATACCCTCCACGATGGAGTTTACCTTCGTTTCGTCCGTTACACCCTCCGCCTTTTTGGTGGCGATTCGGGTAAGTGTGGCAGTGTCCACCCCAGAAAACTTTTGTTGTAGTCCTGCCAAGATTTGTTCAAAGATTGTCATACCGTATGATTCTGATTAATAATTTCATACGGTAAATTTACTTATAGAAAAAGGGAGGGAGAAATTTTGGAAGATGCGATACGAAACAATTAGAAGAATGTTTGTTTTTAGCGGATTTAAGGCAAAAAGAAAGCGCGAAACCAAGTGGAATCGCGCTCGAAAAAGTCTTTTTAGTATGAATCAGAGTCCAAGCATGGCTGCTGGCCGTATATTCAATATGCGACAAAGCATTCGTGCAATCTTTAATGTGGGTTCGGAACGCCCGGCAATATAATCGTTCACACGGGATGGGCTTACACCTATCTCGCTGGCCAGTTGTTTTTGAGTCATACCTTTTTCTTCGAGGGAAAATTCTATCAGTTCTGCAACTGTAGGCTTTTCAATGGGGAAATGCTCCTTTTCATACGCTATCACTATGTCCGACATCATGGTCAGTTCCACGGCATTCTTGTCATTGGCCGGAGTGTTGTCATCCACCAACGGAAGAAGCTCCTCTATCCTTGACTGTGCGAACTCATATTGTTCTTTTGTAATCTTGCTCATAATGTCAACAATTTAAATGGTTGAACAATCCAGTTTATCATATTCTTCATGTGTGCACACTTTCCGGATGAAAATATATCCTATCGTGAATTTCACGACAACAATAAGGCGATAGTTGTTGCCCCGTATATTGAACACGTAATGTTGGTTGCCCACATAGTCGGTGGCAGGAAAATCGACCTTTATGTCCGACAGATTTTTCCACTCTGCCTTTTCCGCCACATCGTACCAGCGTTCGAGAGCTACCCGCGAATCCTCGCGCCCCTTCGTTTCGTAGAACTCTTTCAGCCGCTTGTGTGATACAATTCTCATAACTCTTTTATTTGAATGCAAAAATAACAAATAATTTTGAATTATAGAATTTGTACGGCGATAAAATTTTATAAAACAGAATAGCGATACCCGAAAGAATATCGCTACCTTGTATGAACATACCATAGGAGACTACTGGTTCACATCCCTACTGTTGAACTTTGATAGTTGTTCCTGCTTGGAGATTTCGTTTTGCTGCTTCTCGGCTTGCTCCTCCTTAATCTGTTCGATTTCATCCGTAATAGAATCCACGTTGCCAACAAATGTAATGGCTCGCTGTTGCGACCATATTTCGCCGTTCTTAGCTTTGATGGCAGTGTCTATCTTATCGGCAATGTTCTCCAGTCGGTAGGGCTGCATCTGTACATCTACGTCAATGGTTTCGGAGGCGGCTTCGAGAGACGTGTTGATTGTCCCAAGTGCGGAGACAAGGAAATTCACACGTCGTTGCATGAACTCGCCGACCGTTTCGTTCAGGTTCTCCACGTTGAGATGGGTGGACATGAATACATAATCAAAAGCCACACCGGAAACGGCGTTTCCAGTCCCTTTCAGGCTGTCGAAGGAAATGCGCGGCGTATTAGTCAAACCGTATATCTGAGAAAGCAAGGTTTCTACTTCAAATTTTACTGTTTCAGGCACTTGGTTCCAAGTCAGGTATTGTGCGTTAGCATTCAAACCGGTTAGTTGCACGACACGATTTTTCAATTCTCCGCTCAACTGGTTCACGTCTCCGAATAGCATCAGGATAGGGAAGAAATGGTAATCTATGCAATCAGCGTAGTTTGATAACAGTTTTTCCAACCGGATGCGGAGCGTCTTAATCTTCTCACAGTAGGCTTCGGGGCGGTACATGTAAATTATAGGCATCTTCTTGAAACCGTGCCGGAACGAGCCTGTTTCCTGCCATCCGTTAGTAAGTTCCCACTGGTAGACCATATCCTGCGTGATGGTCATAAAGCAGGTTATTTCCAAGTCATTTAAATCCTTCCGCTTATACTCACGGGAAAGAGCCACGAGATTTCCCATGTCATCAAAGAACGGATAGAGCTTGTCACCCCGGAAAGGCGACCACAATACGCTTTTCAAACGGTACTCCGGTCGGGAACTGCCAAATATCTCCGCCACCTTGCGCTTGAGTTTTGCCCAGAAACCATCATCTTTCACTACGTACCAATACTCGGCTACCTCCTGCTCGGCCAACCATGCACGGACAGCTTTTTTGTTTTGGTATTTTATTTTGTTCTTTTTGAACACCTGCTTTAACGCGGAAAGCAAACCTTCCTCGGATTTGTCCGGCTGGCAATCAAGTATAGGCTCAGTTCCTACGGTAAACGCCGTCTGTATGTTCACGATGTCCTGCTCTATCGGGAGGGCGATGCGGTTTGGGTCTACCAGCTTCTTCTGCTCCGGCTCCACATGTTCCTTTCCCGTGGTGGGGTCGGTGTACTTCTGCTCCGGCTTTAATATAATCTTGATTTTGGGATATTTCTCTTCGTCAGTGATAATCTCATGCTTGTTGGGATTCCAGTCGTTGTAGAGCTTCACCGCGTCGGGAAGGTCGGTCTTGCGAGCCTTCTTCAAGTAGTATATCTTCTGGTCTGTGTCTTGCAGGGCAAGAACTTCTGCTAATGTTCTCATTTTATTGGCAATTTAATTTGTCCTTTCTTGACTTTATTCACGAACTCTTGTAACTTGTTTGCGGTATTAACTAAATTATCAACCATTTGCGGCTGTTTGGCTTTAAATTCGGAGATGGCCTTATCTGCGTTATCTCTTGCCTCTTGGGTAGTATTTTCTTTGAACCACTGAGAACAATGCTCTTTGGAACAGAAAAACACTACTCCTGATATTCCGTATAGGAATGGTATCTTACCGATAAATCCTAATCGTTGTGCATCGTTAATAGCAGCTCCGTTTGATTTATCCGTCTCAAATAGGATTTTCCCACAATGTGCGCACTTTATTGTTCTCATATCTCAATGTTTTAATGTCCGAATATCCCTGAATAATCGCGTGGCTTCAAAATACGTCCAAGCAGGACTGATAAGACATAATACCGTGCCGCATCGATGGCGTGGTTATCTTTGTCTACGGGTTGGTTGATATAGTTTCCGTCCTTGTCCTTATCCCACACATAATTTCTATACTCCCTTTGCAAATTGTACGAGCGTCTGGTAATGAACATTTCCATGTCTTTCATCTTATCAATACTTGCTAAAATAGAGCCTTGACCTTTCTCAGTGGCGTAGATGTTTACCCCTCCGTTGTGTATCTCCTGGATAAGGCGAGGGTCTGCGCTGTCGGCATACACGTTTAATCCCCACGGACGGAGCGATTTCACAATATCAGATGAAAGCAAATTTGTACGGTAGTCTATCTCGTCCAGATAAAGCGCATTGCCGATTATTCCACAACGGACTGCGGCGGTACTATCGACACTATAGCCGAAGTCCAGCCCGATACCCACTTTCTTGCACCACTGAGGGAACTCGTCCACGATGCCCCACTTCTTGAACACAGCACCCTCCGCAACGTCTGCCCAGCGTCCTATCACCGTGTGGGCGTACTTTTCGGGGTTGTCCTCTTTCATCTGTCGTACTTCCTTCAGGAACTCGTCTGAAAGATGGTCGAGGTTGTCGAAGTAAGTGGTATGGATGTGCAGCACGTTGGGATGCGTGGAAATCTGAACGGGAACACCGTCAATCTCCACCAGCTTGTGCGTGTTCTCGATGTACTTCTTGTAGATGAAGTGGTTGCTGTCCGTGGGGTTCATGATGATGATGATGCGGTTCTGAATACCCTTCTGACGGATAGAGAGCATAATTTTGTCAAAGTCCTGCTCATTAGTCCACTCCTCCGCTTCATCGCAGACAAATGTCGTAATGCCGTGGATGGATTTCAGGCGAGCTGTCTGATTCCCTGAAGAAGTTTTAATTCCTCGGAACATGATACGCCCACCGCTCCGGCGGTTGATGATGTCCGTCTTTGTGGCTCGGAAGTATTTCCCGGTACCGTCCATATCTATCTTCTCCATCATTTCGGGGATGATACTCATGTGGGCGGAAACCATCGTGTAACGGGAATAAAGGATGGTGTGGGCAAACGACCTGTCCAATGATTTCTCAAAGGTCAATCGCTCAATGAAGGCGGAAGCATTGAATGACTTTCCGCTGCCACGTCCTCCAGTGATAAGGATGATGAATTTCTCCTTATCCGTGTAGAGTGGGTTGTATATAGCCTGGGGTTTAATCATTGGTATTGTCGTTTATCCATTTCTCGATGTCAATACTACCATTGGAGGACACATCTTCATCGTCCTCTTGCTTCTTCTCAACCTTGCGCCATTCCTCATCATGGTGGTACAGCCAAGTGGAGAGAGCCTGCATATTGGGCGGCAGTTCGGTTTCTCCCTCAGTGGTCTGTATCTCCTCATCTTCGGTATAAACACCGTCGATTTTCAACTTCCGTGTTGTAACCGTCTTGTTTTTGATTTTCTTGCCGCCCAAAGCCGCTTTGAGATATGCACCACGCACGATGGAGTTGATTTTTCGGCGACCGCGCGCTAAGACTTTAGATAACCTCGCAGACCTTCGTTCGTTTTCCTCTTCCGACCACGCTTCGTAGTTGCCATTCTTCATGCACGAAAACATTTCAGGAGACAGAGAAACGCCGAACTTATCATCCAGTGCATCCGCTATCTCCGCATCGGTCAATCCCTGCATGGAGAGTGCAAGGATTTCGTCGTAGAAATCATCACTATCGTAGTCAAACTTCTTGGGTCTTGCCATGCGTTATTCAATTCTTTCTATTTGTTCGTCAAACAGTTCTCCTTTGATAAACTTTTGGTAAGGGTCATACCCGAACCGCTCACAGAAAGCCGCCTTGGCTTCCCAAGTGTCAAAGGACAGCATCAGGTAAGCATCCATGTTAGCTGCTGTTTCCTGAGCCTGTTCCTTAACTTGTTGTTTCACGTCTTTCATGTGGGCGACCTTTTCGGCACGCTCCAACTGACGGGCTGCTTTCTCGGCTTCTTTCTGCTCGGTGACTGGCTGCATCATTTCTTCCAATGCCCCGGCCAACGAGTTTTCTTCTTCGGTCTGCAAAAGGAAGTCGCAACCTATCATGTTCAAGTCAGCATCGGTAAGACCTGCGTCCTTGTAGTCAATATCAGGAACGAGGCGAGCCAAAGCATCGTAATCCCAAGAGCCTTGCGCGTTAGGATTGTTCATCAGGATGTTTAATTCTTTCTCCTGCTTCTCGTCCACGTCTATGACATCGACACGGATTCGGTAGTCGTTATCGGGAAATTTCTGCAACTCGTCCATGACGGACAGACGCTGGTGCCCACTGACTACGGTCAAACCTGTACGCTTGTTTACCACGATGCCACCCACCAAGCCGAACTTTTTTATTCCACGCTTCAATATCTTCCGGCTTTCGTCTGACAACTTACGGGGATTATAGTCGGCAAAGTGAATGGCAGAGCGGTTAAGTTCCATCGATTCGCTCTTTATGTACTTGCTTAGTTCCATGTTAGCCATTACTCAATCCTTGCGCACGTGAAGCTATTATACGATTGGTGTAACCCCTTGTGGCACGTGCGTACAAGTTTGCTATTCTACCATTCTGCCCACCCATATTTGAAAGGCTACTCAATCCCACTGACGGATTAGGTGTTCTCTGCGCAAGCAAAGTTCTCACTCTTGCATACTGTGCTTCCGTCTGCTCTCTTGTTCTACGGTTTCTACTTCTAACTCGGCAATCCTCCTATTAGTTTTGTTTGTTATGATATTCCCATAATATCCGCTCTGAAAGCGGAAACACTTTGTAAATTCTCTGCAAGTCTTGCGGATAGTTCTTCTCCAGCCAAAGCATACAATCGAGGTTAAATCCGACGCCTGAACTGGCTTTGAGCGAGTAACGTAACGGTTCGGGAAGATTGTGCTGCTTCATGTATGATAGCACGTCTTTCTGGGTCCAGTCAGCCAATGGGTAGCACATTCCGTTGTTCTCGTACCCATTGGCTTCATATCCTTTCAGCATCAGGCGGCGATTCATGCCGTCGGCCTTCTTCATACCCAAAAACGTGTAATAGATTCCATATTTAAGCTGCATGGCCTTCACCACATCTGCAAGCTTCAAAAGTTTCACTCTAGGATTGGGTACACAATACATACCACCACGAAGAATGTAAGTAAGATTCCAGTGTGGCACCTGTACGAACTCAATTTTGGGATATTTAGCTTTTACCCATCCAATCCATCTTTCGATATGCTCTAAACCTTTGACAAAGTACATGAACACACAGACAATCCGGTTAAACTTCGGGTAAATAATGTCCAATAAAACCAAAGAATCCTTACCCAAGGACAGAAACAGCAAAACCCCGTCAGTATTCTGTCTGACGAGGCCAATATAGCTGTATGTCATTTCTTGCAGTGTCATTATCCGCCACTCATGCCAAGTCCTGTGCGGACGTTATAATACTGCTGCCTACGTGTGATAAATCTACCACCCTGAGAAGTTCTACCGGTGTTAGGGTCCGTCAATCCAGTACGGCCCCCACGGTAGTTGCTCGTTGAAAATGTACTTCTGTTTGTTCTGACTCAACAATAATTTTAGAGGGTTAAACATGCTTTTCTATTACTTTACCCAGGTCATATACAACCTGTGCGGCTAAATAAATCTCACCCTGATAGGTGTATTCAATCAAATTGTGATTCTCATCTTCAAACAGTTCTATCTTTGCACCTTTGACTTCTACCAGTGCGCTGGCTCTGTCTTTATTGTAACCTACAAAGAACTGGATTGCATCGTAGTGCTTAGGCTGCAAAACACCGTCTATCTCTACACAATATCCTTCAGCATCAAGTTGACAGTATTTTTTCTGAGTTGTAGGTCTGATTTCTCTGAATTCTTGAGTTTTCTTGCCTGATAATATTTCGTCAAAGAATTTCTGTTTGATGATAAGTGTAAGTATTTCCATAATCGTGTAAAGTTTAAATGTTAGTTGCGGGGACGTGAATCGAACACGCGACCTCTACCAAGTCAAAGTAGCAAGCTACCACTGCTCCACCCCGCGATAGTACCTTTATCACAAAGATACCTAATTATGAAGACAATTATAAATAACAATTCAACACATACGAAACAATATGCTAATTGTTTGCTAATAAATCCGGGTTATGTTCATTGATGATAGATTCTACTATCTCTTTTGCACGATCTATGCCGTCTTTATAGCCTCTGGCATAGTCTGTCCTTGTAGACAAGTAGCTGGTACTATTGCCCAGCCACTCGATTATTTCTTGTAGGATTTCTTTCTCATTCATAGCCATCTCAAATTAGAATAATACACACCATTCAATTTCATATAATTACCATATAGCTTTACTTTGCCTCTGTACATCATTGCAAACCTAGAACTGCCGGCGGTGGCAGAAATAAAGCTTTCAGTTACTTCTGACTCATATCCATATCGTTCAACAAGTGGGTATACTTGACTTCTGAAGAAGATTTCACTATCAGTCATATCATTTACTGACTGAATAGGCAAAACGCCATTATGGGCAAAATAAACGCCATTCTCGACAAACGGGTGACAGTTCTTTCTACACTTAGAACCATGCGTTGCCCACCTCATGTGAATGATACATTCTTCTTCAATACCCACCTTTGAAAGATGAACCAAAAACTTCTGATAATCCATTGTCTTGCATCTATGCTTTGAAGAAACAAATCCGTAACCATGATGATTGATTCTCTGAACTTTATTCAAGGTGTCCAGAGTTGGCATCTGAACACCCTTTGGCTTATAGATAATACAGCACATATATTTGGGTTTATAAGTTTCTTTCTACTTCTGTCTCAATAGCTTCTATATCTATATATGATTCAACTTCATATTCGCCATCGTAAGCTGTGACTTTCTCTATCTTCACGCTAGCGCTATCAGTCACCCATCTTTTGTTTAGAAACATAGCACCGTAAGGCTCATAACAGCCATTAATCTTATAGCTACCTTCAATCTCTACCAGCACGTCGTCTTCAGCGTCTATGACAAACTTGCCTTTGCTGTTGTCTATTGCGTCAAGTATTGCGTTCACCAACATCTTTTCAATTTTCTTCATAATCGTAAGTTTTAAGTTTATAAATTATATTTTAGATGTGCGAGGCTCATGCAAGAACCTCAGCACGTGATTTGAAGAACGACTTTTCTTTCTTTGTCAAGAAAGGTATCTCGTCAATTGAATTAATCTCTGAACTCAGCACGTTCTTCTTAGACCAAGCTACTAGTTTGGCACAGAAGTTGACCCAGTTAGAGATTTTCTCGAAGTCAGTAGAACCCTGATGTTGTCTGAATTCTATAGTCTTGTGACGGGCATAAGAACATGCGTTAACCTTAAAGTATCTGTTGTCTCTCATTGCGTTTAGAACATCGTATCTCGTTCTGCAACATTCAAAACTTATACCTTGAAGAGTCTTGCACCACTGGCTGTTGTTCGCACGTCTTGAACGGGCCATGAATGTATCAATTACTCTCTCTAACTTCTGATAGTTCTTAAATACATTCACATAGGCCTCACCGGACAGGGTTGCAGCCCCTATATGCACATGCAAGCCTGTTGATATATTCACTTGTGCATTTGCTTCATTCAAAGCCTTACAGCATGTTTCTAGGCTTTTCATGCCTGCCTTACCTGTGAGAACCGGCGATACGCATTCGATAGGGTTTTCACCTCTGATAGAAGAGTCAGAAACAAACTTGTAATAGTGGTTGTTGTCAACGTGATTATAACCCTCATATTGAAAAGGCATTTCGTTTCTTGTTGCACATTCTCTCATCATGTTTGCAGCTACCAGGCATTCAATCTCGACCCCAAAAGTAAACTTGTGTGTCTCTCTGACAGGTTTAGGCAGTTCAGCCATAAGAAGTTCAACTTCATACTTTCTCAAACCTAATTTCACGAAAGCAGCTTTCTTTGCAGCCTTAGAACCTTTCATGCTCTTAATCTCTTCTACTTGTTCTTTTAATGTCTTCATAATCGTGCGTTTTAGAATTGTATTTGCAGGGCTTTCGCCCTGCTGCTATTTATAAAGTTGTTTCTATTACCTTGTGAAACTTTTTAATATCGTATGCACCTGTACCGCAGCCCATATTTGACGCTGATGTTACAGCAAACTCGAGTGCTGCCATAACGTCTAAACTTGCATCTATAGCTTCATTCTTAGCTTTCTCATACTCACGTGCATTAACTGTAGTTTCTTGAACCTTTTCAGCTTCTTGAACTCTTTTAAGAGCTTCATTGATAACTCTGATTTGAGCCTTAATCTCTTTGATGTAATCACTACTAATTGTCTTCATAATCGTATGTATTTAAATTGTTATTACTTCTTGTTTGATGATGCAAAGTTAAAGTAAACTTTATTGCACACAAATAATTTGATTAAGTTTTATTTATCAATTAACATCATTTAATAAATAAAACTTTATCAAATAGACTTTCATTGATAAAGTTTACATATATTTGCGGAGCAATCACATTAAAGAGAACTTTATGAACTTACAACTGAAAGAAATCATGTCAGCAAGAAACGTAACATCTGCTTTGCTTGCTGAAAAGGTCGGCATTTCAAAGGTAGCTGTCAGCAACATCGTAACCGGCAAATCATTCCCGTCACTTGACACGTTAATGAAGATGGCTGACGTTTTGAACGTAACCATATCGGAACTGATTGGGGAAACAGAGTTTACAGGAGCAGGGTATATTCTTTGCCCCCATTGTGGAAAGAAAATAAAAATAGAGAAAGCGGAATAAAAACAAAAGCCGGAAGCATAACGCTCCGGCTTTTCACTTGATTAGTCCTTTGTTTTTCAACCTTTCTATAATTTGGTTGTAAAGATACTCTATATCTTGACGAAAATCCTTATACTGCTGGTAGATAAAGGAAACATCGGCAATATTGTTCGATATTACACACGGTGAGACATCCGGGAACACACCGGAAATTTCTGCCCGGATACCGTTCGGCAGCCGTCCTCCAGCCAGCACGCTGGGGGCGAACAGGAACAGCACGATGAAGAGGAACTTCTTCCGCTGGGTGACGCTCTCAGGATTGAGCGGACAGTCCATCCCGGCCAACAGTTCCTTGAACCAGGAATAAAGCTCCGGGATCAAAGCCAAGTCAGCCAGTATGGGGGTTGATAATTCGTTTTCCCTTTCTGATAATCTTGATTTTTGTTCACGGATTGACTTCAACTCCACGATTGATGAAAATTCTTTTGTCATAGTAGGAAAGTTTTAGTTAGAAATTCTTATATTTGCATCATAATCGTGTACAGGAGTTGGCTTGGTCGTGCGGGCTGGCTCCTTTTTTATTTTACCGTCCTTCCCCACTCCATCGCAAGGTATAAGGCGGATGAATACAGAACGAGTTCCTCACTTGTGATAAGGAACCCGACTCTCAAGGCCATTTCAACGGCCAGACTTTTCAGTTCATCTTTCTTTTCCATAAGCTATAGATTGTATGTGTCCATAAATGCGTAGATGTAAATCATGATGGTGACTATGCTGTCCAGACAGACAGCCCATGCGCCGAACTTCTGGAGCTGGCAGAAGCTCAGCACCAGGACCAGTAGGAACAGATACCACTGGGAAGTGAACATTCCCATTACCAAAGTAGCCATTCCGATTACATCCAATATAAGAGCGATTCCGAGATACGGGTTAGCCCACAGATACCACTTCCTTGCGGTCTCGTCCATCCCATTCATCGCTTCGGTCCCCCTATGAAGTTTCCTGCATCCGAACACCTTCACCGTTTCATAGATGATTTGCAGGAAAACAAGAATGTAGAATACGTGCTTCATGGTCAATAAGATTTATTTCCGTGCTTGTATGGACGGAGTTCATTATATTTCATCTTCTGCTCAATAAACCAAAGAAGATCTATCCCCATGGCCCTGCAATACGAGAATATCTCCATTAATACAACATGGATATTAACACTCATCCCTATACGTTCAGGCGTGAAGGATGTAATCTGCTTACATATTCCAAAACAAAATTCTGTGAACGTCTCATTTGCTCCGAACGGATATTCCACCTGCTGTATGGCAGATAAATCCACATTCCTAAGTCCGGCCAAATCCAGCAACCGGATGCATGCATCAGAAAGTTCGTCCTCCACACTATCTTTAAGATAATATTCAAACGTATCACGATAGGCCTTATCATAGTTTTCTCCATACAGCTTCATCTCGTGTATGTAGTAATCCATTTCCTGATTAAACTTTTTGGTATCAGCATGCCTTCCTTTCCGGTCAGCTTCCACCGCTTCCATAAGTTCGGATATGACCAGACAAAGGAAATGTTCGTCACTCAGGTTCTCGTCATGCCATCCGTGGGCAACTGCGCACTTGTAGGCCTTATCTCTTAATTTATTTAGATTCATAACAGTTTACTTTATTGAATTATATTTTTTATTTCAATTCCTCGCATATCTTTTCTATGCAATCAGCATTTTCCTCATTCATCCATTCCTTTGCCACATTCCATGAAATGCTTTTGCTGGGTTTGAAATTGTCGATTCTGGTACTATGGTGAGAAAGTTTACCTTCAGTCGGCTTCAATCCCGACTCATGCAATTCACATAGTCCGTCATTGAAAAACGTACACCAGTCTCCTTCCTGCTTTGCCTGTATCATCGGTACCGGAGTATCAATGACCCCCATAATGATACCTGCATACCATTCAGTTGCAGCAAGTCTGTCTTTATATCCAGCCTCGATAATCTTCAATATATCCTGAGGTGTTCCTAGGCAAGGAGTATGACACTGCTCCTTGCATAAACGGCATTTGCACTGGACCGGCTTACGTCCGGTCTTTCTGATTATTCTTTGTAACTGTGATTCCTTTATTAGTAAACTCATTTTTCTTCCTCCAGATTATAATTCCAAAATCCCAATTTTCCTTTCACCCCTTCAATAGGTTTATCGAATAAGACCGCATCCTTCAGCACCCAGTTCCAGCAACCTTTCTCTGCCCACACTGAAGGATGATTCTGTACGCAATCGGATATAACCACGCTGCCGATGATGGCACCTTTTGGGAATCCGTCATACGTACAGTTAAAAATCAAAGATTGTGATTTCCGCCTGATTATATCATATTGCAAAAAGCTGTATCTAAATACTGGTTTACTCGATGAAGCATGAATCAGCACTCTTTGGCCGATATACTTCTGAGGGCACTTCCATGTCCGGTTCTCAATGTCTTTGATACCGTGAGCGATTAAGCTCGCCCACGGCTGTTTAATGGATATTGCTTTCATTTCTTATAACTGTCATTGATTTTTTTGCACTCATTGTATATATCTTTTGGAACAATGACATATCCTTTCATATCAAAAGGTTGCAAGTCGTTTCTTCTCCAATATCTGTCGAGTACATAACCAACATATAGTTTGTTTGTAGCATTAACTTTTAGACCATAGAGATATAATGCAGTTTCCTCAAGATATTTTTTTTGTATATACTGGACTGATGCTATCTCAGAACAAAGTTCACACCCTTTATATAAAAGTGTTTCTCTGATAACATCATGTCCGTTTATTTCATCATACTTCTCGATAGTCTTTATATCAACTCTATTTTTATCTTCTATTGTTTTCATTGCTTTCCTTTGTAATATTCAACAATAGTATTATTTAATGCTTCAATAAGATTGAATGTCAGAGTGGCTGGCATTTCATTTGTATTCATCTTCTTGATGTACACCTGACCATTCCTGTATTCAAGGATGGTGTCAAGTTCTATTATTACACTTTCTTCATTCATTGCTTATCTTCTGATTTTGGCTTATATTCGTCTGTTTCTTCATCATACTCATAGCAATCCGGACAATAGTGTTTCCCGTCTATTTCAGTCCAATCGTCTTCATAAGCGGCATCTACTGCATAACTTTCATCAACCCATGCGCAAAAGCCTCTATCTTCATCCTCGTACGCCTTTCCGCATCCATCGCATACACACTGATACATTTCTACTTTTCTTATCATAACTTAATCCTCCTCAATTTGTTGTTTCAGTTCAGCAATCTCTTTTTTTAATCCTTTGTATGTTTCTTCCCTGTCTTTATCAGCAAGCAGATAACCAACTCTTACAGCTGATTGCGCTCCGTACAAATAAGCCTTTGACAAAGCTTCTTCCATCCATACCTGGAAATGGTTCATATCCTTACAAGGATAAATAATTCCTTTGCACTCCATAATTTTCTTTGCGAAATCACGGGCATCTTTCTGATACCCCTTATCATCCATTACATTAGGTAATTGTTTTGGCATCATATTTCAATCCTCCAAAAGTTCCTTATTATCAAAAATGTTACCAATAACTTCAATTCTCTTATACAAATCTGAAAGATAAATATTATGCTCTCTCTTGTAATAGCTTACAACAAAAGAACCTTTATTAAATCTTATCTCGGCATTGCAAAAAGCATCCTTTATAACATCACCAAATATAGGATCCAAAAGAGGTGCTTTCACGATATCCCCTTCATAAATTTCCTTTTTATTCTTGTCATAAAGACCTGTGAATTGTCCTACAGTGTCAATATCCACAGATAAATTATCACCATAGGCATCTACATCATCATGGTTCTCTCTCCATGTATTCAAGTTAGTTCTAATACTTGCGCTCCCATCGTTATTTTGTAAAAGGTCGCCATAAGCCCAGACGTTAATATCCTTTCTTTTTCCTCTGAATTTGACTTCTCTGTTCATATCAGTTCAATTATTTTGTTCTAATCTGTCTATTAAAGTATTCATCCTTAAAACCTCTCTTAATTTAAGATGCTGTGAAATTTCAGATTTACTTTCTTTTATCTTATTAAGAAGAGGTCTGTAATCTTCAGTTTTAGACAAGTCCATTCCGACAAGGAACATATCCCATGCTTGTATATCCATTTCAATGTTAAGCACAATATCACAAGCCTTTTCATTTTCTCCATTGTTCAATGCTTTGGCAAGCTCTACTTTAGTACTCCATTCCATATTAATGTTTCATTCAAATAAATTCATTTGTTTAAGACACCCTTCAGGAGTATCAATCTCTCCCAGGCATTCTTTTTTAAATCTCTTTTCCTGTGCTTGAAAATAGTCCTTGTCTATTTCGGTGGCATAAAAGTCAAAACCCATTTTATAAGCCGCTATCCGGCTGGAGCCGCTTCCTAAATGAGTATCGAGGATTCTGTCACCCTTCTTTGCATAATTCTGATATATCCAGGCGTATAATGAAATAGGCTTTTGGTGTGGATGAATTTTCCTTTTACCTGTTTCCGCTCCCATCCTATAACCGTCCCAAGGTATTGATACTATGTTGGCAGGAATACGTTTTGTTGTAAAAGCTATCTCTACTTTTGAATATTTGAAAACGCTATTATTATTTGATTGTTTATCCCATATTATCAAGTAGTTTGTACTTCCTAATATTTCAGTGAAATAGTTATACCCCCAAATAATAACATCCTTAGAAACTCTTTTTAATTCATCAAAATATCTTTTATTCGGACAGGTATTGTTTTTATATGTGGTTTCTGGATATACAGCTCCCTTGTTTCTTTTCTTCCAATCTTCGCCTATTCCATACGGAGGATCAACCACGGCCAAATCAAAGAACTTGTCAGGTATGGATTTCATATATTCCATGCAATCCATGTTATATACTTCACTAACCATTATGCAACCTTTCTTTTTCTTATAATCTCCTTACAGATAGCCTCACAAAGTACGCGGGCCATGTTTACCTCAACTGCGTTGCCGATAAACTTCTTCTGGTCAGATTGCGGGCCAATCAGTACATAGTCTTCAGGGAAACCCATTATCTTCTTGAGTTCTGCTATCCGAAGCATACGCATCTTGATGTCGATGATACCATACAAAGCCATAAACTCCTTAATCTTGATTGTCATCGGACTGTCTTCGGATGTGACCTGTATTCCGACGCCTCCTTCAGCTTCCACCAAATAAGGCGGCATTTTGTCCATTCTTGCTATCAGTGTGAAACAAGGGTTATTTACAGAACCTCCAGCACTGGCAAACTGAGGATTCATCAGGTAATGCCATTTTCTGTTTGCCGTGATGGTCTGTGACGGCTGCTCAATGCTGCTTCCTATATTTGAAAAAGCCGTGTTCATTATCCACGGCTTCCGGTAAGGAACCTGTTTCATAAGAACCGGAGTAACCAAATTTTGCTTGGACACCGTCATTATTGCCGGATATGGTGTTTCAACGCTTCCTAACTGACCTCCACCGGAATAGTAGTTCATAAAGAAAGGGGTAACCAAAGATAACCTGTCTTTTGTAGTTACCGTCGGCGCAGGTTGTTCAACCGAATGATTATGCCCGTTCCCGTAATAGGCCGATACGAAAGCATGATGGTCTTTGCAGGTAATCGTCCCGGCAAGTCCTTCCACAGATATATTTTTGCAATCTGGCTGTCCACTGAATTGTTTTGAAAGGAAAGACACCTGTACCTTGGCAAAACGGTTGGCCGTGGTCAGTACGCCACAAGGTTCGTCTATTGATTTGACCGTGTCCTGAGGTCTTGCTGTATTGTATCGGGATATGAATGCGTCCTTTCCTCCGGCCACGAATTTAATCAGACCGGCGTAGATACGTTCAAGGGTCTTCTCGGCCAGTGGTTTTTTCCGACTGAAAATACTTTCTCCCTCATCGGAGAAGTCCAGCACCTCTTTGACAGGCTTCCACTTCTCCAGCCGACCGAACATGTCTGTTTTACCATCTTTGCAATGGGTCGGTTCCGGGAATACTATCGGAAGTCCACGTTTGGCGAATATGCCAAAGAAACGCTTTCGGGTGGTGTAGGCACCATAGTCGGCAGCGTTCAGGATGCGCCAGTCGAAGTCGTAACCATACTTCCTGACATTGCGTTTCCACTTCTCATAACAACGGCCTTTGTCCTTGCTGATTGGGTGTCCATGCTCGTCCATATCTCCCCATGACATAAACTCCTCTACGTTCTCTATCTGGATATAGTCAGGGTCAATAGCTTCGATGTATCGGAATAGGTGTTCGGCCAAAGTCCGGCTGTCCGCGTCACGAGGCTGGCCACCCTTAGCTTTGGAGAAGTTGGTACACTCTAAAGATGCCCACAGAACTATCTGTGCTTCAGGATAAATCTTCTTCATACGTTCCACATGAGCGACCAAAGGGGACAATTCCAATGTCCTTATATCCTCGGTGAAGTGCAACGCATCCGGATGGTTTGCCGCATGGCTAGCGATAGCATTCGCATCATGATTGACGCAGGCTATCACCTTGGCGCACTGTTCGCCCATATATCGGGCATTCTCTACTCCTGTACTGGTCCCTCCGGCACCGCAGAACAAATCTATGTACAACAGTCTAATCATGGTTCTATCTCGTTATCGGTTGGTTAATCCGCTCGTTGAATCTCGCTATCCTATTCTCGGCGTTCTCATGGTTCCCGACAAGAATCCACGTCTTGATTCCTGCCTTCACGAAGCGGCCTTTCATCTCCTTTTCACGTTGTTTCATCATCTTGATTTCAACGCCTTTCGGATTCTCGTCATTGCTATCCTTCCTCGGAATCATAGGGTCATTCTCCTTTATCATTTTGCCAGGTATTTGTTGATTATGTTACTTACTACAAGATTAATCTCATCGCACATGTTACCGAAGTCCTCCGACAGCGAAGGGTTCTTCTCTTCATCAGGAATCCGGACTATATTCCGTATCTCCTTGACGGCCTTCCGGGCCATGGCTACCACCTCTGCCTGTATGCCGTTCGATTCAAGTTCGGACTGGAAATCCAGCACGGCACCCTCCAGCAGATCGGAATATACGAACAGCCTGTGCATCTTCTTCAGCATTTCCACCTTGAACTCAGGTGTGTAGTCCTGAAGCATATCGCCGAGTGAATGCGGTTCCAGCTCCCTCTCCAACGCTTCAATCTTGTTTTTTACCTTCTGTGCCTTGGCCATCTGCATTGACGATACGAGCGAAATGTACTTCTTCCGCAGCTCGTGTAACCTTCTTTCAATTTCTTCTTTTCTCATGGTTCTATTTTTCTGATGATTAGGTATTCAGGTTCCCCTTTCCGGAGATTGTTCAATGTCTCTTCGTCAACCTCCGCCTCCGTTAGCCCGTTAATGCTCATGTATTGGGGCAAATGATATTTCTCACGCAACCTCCTTATCAGGTCCCAGTCACGTGTCACCCAGTAGATTGTTATCTTCATTTTCTCAGGCTTTCACCGCTGAACAGGACGGTTCTTGTTATCGCCCTCAGCCGGTCAATAGTTCTTTCCCCGTACTTCTCCCTCAGTTCGTCTATCGACAGGTTGGTGGTGAGGATAAGAAGTTTCCCCTTCTTCTCTGCCTCGTCCGCAAGCTCAGCGAAAGCAAGCCTTTTTTCGCCGTATTTCACGCTTAAATTCTCCGTCCCTATATCATCCACGTAGATGATATGTTTTTGCTTTACAGCGTCTAATTCTGCGTTCATCTGCTGTGAATCGTAGCAGCTTACCACCTTTCCGCAGTAATGGTTCAGGAGTAAAGGAAGAATCTTACCACAGATAAGGGTCTTTCCTCGTCCGCAATTTCCGAAGCACAGAAGGCCACGTCCTTCATTGCCGGCCAGCCATCCGGAAACCTCCTCGTATTCCGGCAGCCATCGGGCATTATCTCCGGTGAAATATTTTATACCTGCCCAAAGGACTTTCTTCGCATCCTGGATGGAAATCTCTACCGTGTTCGGTACAGGTGAGAAACCGGTGTCCCTTAGCTTTTCGATTGTCTGTCTGAAATCTATCTGTTCCATGTATCTTCGAATTACCAGCCTTTATCTGTGTATTTTTCCTGTGAATTGTCCTTCAGGACTACGCCTATATCGGTCTTGGAATAAGCCTTCTTCTTGGCCTGGGAAACTATCTCGTTGAACTTAGAATTGATGTTCGTTACGCTGAAGTTCTCGAATATCCACCCCTCTTTTACGGATGAAAGCAGATACTGGAGGGCATAGAGGATTGATTCGTCGGATATGTCCATCTGCTTCTGTTCCCGTTGGAACTTCAGTTTCTGGAGCAGCTGGGACATTGCCCCTGCATCCTTGGCCGTCCAGTAATAATCACTTCCGAACAACTGTCTGTAATGGGTTTCAAAAAGGGAACGGGCTTTATAGTTTATACCCTCCCCCTTGGGGGGTGTGGGGGGAATAATATTATTAATAATTTCTTTATCTTTCTTTTTCTTATTGCCCCTACCTTGCCCCAAATCTTCGATTTTTTCGGCCATTTTTTGCGACATCGCCCTTAGCTCTGCCCTTAGTTCGCCCATAGACACCTTTAAATCGCTGATTTCTTTATTGTTGTCTATGCCCTTACCATTGTCCTTTGGCTTGTCCTTGATAGGATTGTAGTCATCGTAATTGCATAAGGTTATGACAGTCATTCCCTGTTGGTTGCAGGTTGTAATCATCCCCTTCTTCTTCAGTTTGGACAGGAAATACCTTACCTTCTTTTCAGACCATTTCCAACGCTTCATCAAAAACGATATGGATGCCGGATATTGACCTCTTGAATAAGAGATTTCCCGACCTCCGATGAGTTCGCTGTACGCCTCGCCGGTTGCATCAAATCGTGCTGACTGAATCAAGTCAAGCCACGCTTCGCATTCCGAAAACTCACGGGCAACTTTCCACATTTCATTCGAGAAAAACCTGCGGCTTAGCCTCAAAAATCCTTCTTCCATAGTTTTAGAATCTTACGTTAGTCAACTGTCTGTTATTGGAGTATACAGCCCATTTCCCGTTACCACCGTCTACCAAACGTAAATCCTTGACCTCTCCGAACCGTTTTATGTTTCCACAGAGGTCAACAATCCACCCTGCTTTCTTACTCGGGTGCGGACGGATAGCACGGCCGACTATTTGATACCACAGTGCCAAAGACATCGTAGGACGTGCCATGACAATCGTATCCAGTTCTGGGTAATCAAATCCGGTAGTAAGTACGCCGACATTGGCCACGACCGGAATTTCTCCGGCCTTGAATGCCTCAAGAATACTCTCGCGCTCTTTCTTTGGGGTTTCTCCTGAAACGATGGCCGCTCCGGGAATAGACCAGGTAAGGCGTTCAGCTTCCTTTAGAAAACGGGTAAACACCAATATACCTTTTCTCTTTACCCCGCTTTTCGGATTCATAAGCCTTTGCACAATGCTTACCAGAAACCCATAGAAGTCGATACGTTCATATTCCTTGACTACTGATTTGTCTGTATAATCCGCACCAGTTGTGTTCACTTTCAGATTTAGTTCATTCCACCCTAAAGGATTCATTGGATAGTAATTTAATTTTGAAAGATACCCCATATCCAATAGTGTAGAAATCTGTACCTGATAAATAACCTCAGAGAACACACACGGTCGTGTACGTGTAATAAATTTCAACATACTTCCGAAATCCCTGCTTGATGAAAGTCTATATGGTGTAGCAGTCAAGCCAAGTACCTTACATTTCAAAATCGAAAGGAAGTCTTTATACTGCCCTTCTTTGGGGTTAACCAAATGACACTCGTCAATAATGATATTCTGAAAGTGTTGGAAAAGCTCTGGATGATTAACCACACTACCTATAGTAGCAAATGTTATTCTTGAAATCTCCTTACGCCCAAATGATGCAGAATAAATAGAACAATCAAGAATACCATACGAACATAACTTCAGGTAGTTCTGCTCCAGTATTTCCTTTGACGGCTGAAATACTAGCGTATGCCCCTCAAGACGGCTAGCAATGTCAGCAATCACCAAACTTTTTCCTGCACCTGTAGGCAGTACCATAATGGCATTGTTCTTCTTGGCTTTGTTGGCAAAGAAACTGACGGCTGCATCACTGGCCTTTTGTTGATAATCACGTAGTTTGTACATATTTATCTCCCTCCTTAATTATTAGTGGAGAATCCTCACTTAATTTGCTGAGAAAAACATTTATTATATAGGCTTGCTCTTTATTCATACCTACAGGAGAAAAAGAATCATCTTCGTTTTTTACCATAATAACAAATGTTCCTGGTTCTAATTCTTTCATAAGCCTTTCTCCTGTTTAAGTTTTTCACATAAAGCTTTGTAATACTTTATCAGCTCTCTAAGCTCGAAATCAGCCCATTTCTTTGATTGAGACGTTTTCCATTCTAATTTTTCAAATCTTTGCTGACCTATTTTTCGTATAAGATTTTCTCTATACCCTACCATGTGGTCTGCCTTGAAACGATTACAGTAACTGCATTCTGCATGACAATTATCTTCATCCCACCTTGTAGCCATATTTCTACGGCTGAAATAGTGACCGTTATCAAACTTATCGAAAGGCTTTATCTGTCCGCATGAGATACATCTTATCAGCCCGTTAGGCATTGCGTCACGAAGTCTGATGTATAAGCTGAATACATTATCTAGCTTTCTTACATAGTCTGTTTTCTTCTTCACTTTCACCCCAGCCTTATCAAATAATGGCAACGGTTTTTCTTTCTTCTTTGGTTTTCTTCTTACATAGTATGGCATAAACAAATAATTAAGTCAATAAAAAGCCCCGAAGCGTATTCTCCGGGGCACATCACAAATTCCAATCCTTTCCGATTTCGCGTTACCTTTCAGATAGAGTCAACGGCTAACCGATGCCGCACGGATGAAAACCTGCGCTATCTTCGCCCTACTTTCGGATTTATAGCGGATTTCTCTCAAAGGGTTGTGGTACCGGCAGGATTCGAACCTGCAATCTACCCGTTAACAAACAGGCGCGTTACCAATTCCGCCACGATACCATTGAGCCCGCAGTTCCGACACGGTGCCATTGGCGTAACCCCGGCTAGGCTTGCGGACAATACTATGAAAAACACACTCAGCACACTATGTATGCGTGTGGGCGCAACGGGAATCGAACCCGTACAGACCTTTGCGCCCTGTAAGACCATTCAATGTAAGCTCAATCGAAATTAAAATCGTCGAAATCGTATTCATCCGGTTCTTCCGGATAATCGTTGCCCCAGTCCATAATCACTCGGATTTAGGTGGAACGTACCAATCTGGTATGTATTCCATAAGAATCAGATTTCAATGATTACGATGTCAGGCGCAATGCCTTTGATTGCTTCAATCTGTTCATCAATCACCTTGTTCTTGTATTCTTCAATGGCCTCATTCGCACCGGCAGATACCAAAGAAAGTGAAACATCACGACCATCTACATCTGCATAAATCTCAACTTCGATTTCCTCACAGGTGAATCCTTTGAAAAGAGGAATATTCAGCTTGAATGACTTTGGCAGATTCGAATCAACTACCTGAGAATAATTGTCCGTCTTGCTTCCGTTTTCTTCCTTGCTGCGTTCGATGTCCTGATTTACCTTGGCCTTGAAATTCTTCAGAGTTGAAACCAGCATCATGTTCTCAGACTTCTCCTTGAAGAAAGCACGGTGCATCTTGAAGAACTGGGACAGCTTGATAGGTTCCCACTTCTTATCCGTATTGATTCCGAACTCCAGCATTTCCTTGGAAGCCTGCAAAACTCCACCAATTACCGTCTGGTAATAATTGGTTTCATCAATAGTCAGAGCCAGACACATCTTATCGCGGTTTACGATGATATTGGTCGATTTCTGATTAATCAGTTCGACACGCTTTTCCAGCCATCTGAAAGGTGCGTCTATCGTTCCTGTGATATTCACTCTTTCAGGCTCTTTCGGGTCAAGTGCTACGGGTGCTTCACCTTCACGTAATACAACTTCGATTGGCGTACCGTTATAATCCTTCGGTACTACCAGGTTGATTTTGTTCTCACTCATCTGTTCCTGTTTTACTGTTAATACTGAAAATTGTCTTCTGCATTTCTTGTGGCATGATCGGGCGGCTGTAAACCAGTTCACCTAACTTGTTGTAGAATCCAGCCATTTTCTCCTTGTGGTAGAGGAATTTGGCACATTCCTCGTTGGCTACGAACTCAGAACCACGTTTGATATGGTCCAGAAGTTCCTGCTTTTCTTCGTTCAAAGGCTTCAGACGCTCTTTGAAGTTCTCCATAGCCTCCTTCTTTTCTATCTCCACGTCGTTAATGGTGATTGAAACCTCGGCCAAGGTTTCTTTCTTCTGAGCCAGTTCTTCGGGTGTGAACCGGTGGGTATAGCCGATTTTCTCTACCGCATCGGCATTGTCCTGAAGGAACTGCCACCGTTCCTGCTCAGGGATGTCTTGTCCTAAAAATTTGTCCATAGTCAAATAAATTCGTTGTTACGTTCGATTTCTTGTTGTGCATAGATAAGCATCTGTTGTTCGTTTGCAGCCGGCAAATAGATACCGGCCACGGACGCAGACCAGTTTCGGAAACGGTCAATACTCAAAGTCATTTCACCTGTCGTAAGTTCTGCTGAACTTCGCAAGTAGGTTACTTCTTTACCTTTCTTGTTGACCGTCTTTCTCTCAAACAAATCACGGTTGCAAGTCCTCTTATAATAGTCAATCTTTACTTCCTCGAGACTGCAACCGTATTCACTGGCGAAATACCCTAATAGCAGATGCAAATAGCTGTTCTGTGCCAGCGTGCGGTTGGGTAACTTCTTTCTTACTTCCACGACCGCACGCTCCTGGAACAGCTTGTTTACATAGGCTTTGAACTTGGGTATGTCGTATTCATTTTTCAGATTGAATATACTCATAGGCTAAAAAGGCAAATCACCTTTCGGCTCTCCGTTCGCATCTACAGGCGGCGGGAACTGCTGGTATGTCGGTTGTGGTACCGGTTGTACCGTTGGCTGGACAGGTTGAGCTGCCTGCGCAACCTGCTGTACAGGTCTTCTTGCCTCCAATTTATAGCAGCGGATGGAAACCATGCGTTTCACCTGTCCGTCCTGATTCGTCCATTCCCTACCCTGCAAGGCAAAGGAAACCGTTATCACATCGCCGATTCTGTACTGGTCAAGTTCGGCGCATTTGTCGCCACTTACTTCAAGAGGTAGAATGTTCTCGTATTGGCTGCGTTCACCTGTATATGGGTCGTGAGTTGTGGCATCAAGAATAAATTCTCGTTTCACAAACGGGTTGCCACCGCTTTTGGATGGGATTTCTTGGGGCTGGCCAATGTAGACCAGCCGGCCGGTTACTTGGTTACTCATCTTCTGCAAAAATCTTCTTATCGGTTATCAACTTCCGGTTATCGTTCAGGAACCGGATAAAGTCCTCGCAATGATTTATAAGGATAGGTATATCCCGTGCAGGCACAAATGTGTAGCTCTCGGTGTAGGTCGACCGGAAATCCGTAATGTTATACTCGAACAGCCTTACATCACTTCCGTTCTGCATCAGACAATACGGATAAACCAAATGCTGCCAATGGTCTTTGAACTTGCCGACGTAATAACTGCCGGTGGTCTTGATGTCATGTACTGACATCGGCATCAGTTCGTCGATTACTCCGTAGACAAGCACGTCACCGAAACAAGTAGGCAGGATTGCTTCAACCCGTTGCTGGGTCAAGGCACCCTTGTAGTAGTTGGAAAACTCACGGCAGATTGAGATAGGGAAATCAAACTGACGGCATTTATAGGTGACTCTCAATCCTATTAATGACTGTCTGCCATCTATCATATCAGACAGCAATCTTTCCACTTGTACAATTTCTGATTTTCGGTTCTCAATCATGCAGTCTATTACCTCGTTGAATGCCGTGCCCTTGTCGGCAGCTTCACTGTCGAACTGGACACGGTTTATCGTATCTATAAGGCTCTGGAACTGCAATTCCTTGAACTCGTCTGGGGTATGTGGGGGATTCTCACTGAATCCCCAATACCTTTCCCAGATTGCATCACTTCTCAGATAGCTTGTAAAGCTGTCAAGAAGCGTTGCATAGAACTTATATTTAGGCTGCTTTGTCTGCATAGGTCTTGGTCTCTTTGTCAAATATCAGTCCGAGAGATTTCACCTTGGCGGCAAACAGATTTCTGGCCATGTTCAAAGAGCTGCCCACATGCTCGAACTCATTGATTCTGGAGGCGAACTCATTGGCTGAATTTGCGTCGGTGATGAACTCGATGTTCTCCTTGATTTCAGCTATCACACGGTCATACTTTGCGGCTTCTTCCTTCTTCACCTGTAACATGTTCAGATAAGGTACAATCACTTTGGAAGTGATAAAGTCGTTCTTAGCAGTAGGATTTCCGTTCCGGTCAAGGATGGTTGGCACCTGCATCAGCCCCGGCAGGTTGCAGGTGTTCTTGCCGTCGTTTCTCGATGTGGGGTCGAACGTGATTGTCCGTTTCTGTACACCGTTCTCGTTACGCATTTCCAGATAGCCCAGCAAATCCAGTTCTGTCACAATTGAGTTATAAGACTTCTCACGCAAGGCAGGGATAAATACCGTATCATCACCTTCTTTTCTCGTATCACGATGAGCTACAAACACCACATTCTTATTCAAAGATGAAAGAGTGCGTGTCATCCATGAAAACTCAGCGTTAATACCGCCCCAATCCTTGATTTGCGGCTGGCGTGTACCACACTTATAAGAAATAATGAAATCCATCATCTTACCTATAGTGTCAACTACAATTGTCTGATATGCCGAAAGATCTTCCTGCAATACCTGTTGTACATCCTCCCATGAGCTTACCTGCACGATGTCTATGCCGTCCAAGTGTGCCATATTCACACGTTTCACACCGTTATCGAAGTCTAACAGAAGCGGTTTCGGTGCGCTCAAGGCTACTGTTGTCTTACCCATACCTGCCTGACCGTAAATCATCATTTTTACGGTGGAAGGAATTACCAATTCATTGGATTTCTTAATCAAACTCATAATGCTATCTTTTTAGTTAATCAATATTTCAACTGTGCATGTTTAATCACATCATAGGCATTGCAGAACCACTTCCCGTTCTGCTTGTTAGTCCGCTTCTCTGCCCTGATAAGCCCCTTCCCTATCAGTTCAATCAGACGGGACAATCCACCGACAATATCCGCAGCCTGGTCCCGCCCGAAGGTCTTGTCATTCAGGACGATTTTTAAAACTTCTTCGTTTACCATAAGCATTTATTTTAAGCAGAAAATCGCTGAAAATCCAGGATATTCTGTTGCAGACACCCGGTATTTCGCATCCATCTTGTTTTTTAAGATTCCGAGCATCCGTAGGTCACGGTTTCGCCGTGAAGACTCCAGCTTGATTCCGTTATGCCGTTTCTTGTCGTAGGGCACCTTGTAGATGTCCCCTTTCTTCATTGCGTCAAACAGTCTTACTGTCTGATAGTTTTCGTCTACTGTAATTTCTTTGACCATAGGAGTTTAAGTATTGATTGTTTGTTGGCAGAACGGGACTTGAACCCGTGACTTACATGCTAAGGCATGGTGTTCTACCGCCTGAACTATCTGCCAAATCTTCTAACCGTTGATATTCCGCCTTATTTCAGCGATTATCTCACCGATTTCTTCGTCGAACCTTGCACGTCTGTCAAGTTCACGTGACCTTGCGGCCAGAATAGCGTTGATGTCTGCAAACTCGTCACAGATGCTTTTTATCACTTTCTCCAGTTCTTCCATCGTCCAGTCTCTTTGCAATCAATATGCTTGTGAATGTAAACCCGATAAGACCTACCCAGTACATTGCCGACAGGTCTTGATTGAAGTGCATCACCGCTACGGATAATGCACAGATAATTGTTAATTTTCGCATGGCTCTTTTGGTCTTTCGATTTTGTAACCTTGTTTCTCGAGATATTCTGCAATATCTTCATCACATATCAGACTAAGACAATCATAAATCCCGTAATCCGACATTAGGTAGTACATACCGTAGTATGCCACCACATCAACCTTCGGTATAAGTTTCAGTATATCCGAAGAATCAAATTCCTTGTAATTGTGTACTTCCATAATCGTGTAGTTTAAAATTCGTTCCCGTGGGCGTTCCGGTGGTTGCCTTGCCGCTTATCCAAGGTTGGGTAAGCCACGGGTATATAGTTCTTGCTGGTGCCTGTTCAGTGAAGAATGTGTTTGTAGCCGACCTACGGCCACCTGCAATCGTATAAGTCGTTTTTGTTCTCACGGTGATTAATGCGCTGCGTTTGCCTATTGCCAGTCCATTACTCGCACCCTTTTCACCGTGCCGTTATCGCTACTCAGTCGTCCCTTTTGCGTCAGGCTTAACGGTAAGCCTAAATTTCCAATACGTCAAAGAACCAATCAAGTAGAACCCTGCCCGATTCTCGCTATCGGTTGCCGTTCAGTCCGTCAGCAGGGTAGGTGAGTTACCAACGTATCACAGGCAAGCCTTGTGATAACTGAAGGTTGATGTAGTCCATACCGTCATCTTCGCTGTAATCATCGCAATCGTAAGACTTCAATGCCTCTATTTCTTCTTCGATAATATCTTCAATGTCTTGCTTGCAATCTGCATTGTATTTGCTGCAAACTTCTGATTCTGACATGCCTCTAACAGATTCTAACTCGCTGTAGAGTTCATCTAACTTCTTGCTTGCTTCTGTTGCTCTCATAGTCATGCGATATTTAAAAGGTTGGCCTTCTTGAAGCATCTGTATTCTTGTCTCTCTGTGTCGAAGTACACCTGGACGGTGTCGTTCTTCTTTCTGTTGTCACCTGATGTTGCAGGTATCAGGTTTTCTTTCAGTGTGCCATAAGCCTCTCTGACGCTACCATCTACCTTTTTGAAGTAGAACTTAACTATTCTCTGTTTCATAGCAGCTTTTAGCTTCATATTAGCCCAAGCACATTTCAGTGCTTCACTCATAGAGAAACCGTTTCTCTTTACGAAAGTCCACGCAAGGCTCATAATCTCGTGCAATACATTTTTCTTCATAATCGTGTGTATTATTAATGTTATTTACTATCTTTGTTTCGTATCTAAGTTTCGTACTGCAAATATATTGATATTATTGATATATTACTAATAATATCGCAATAATATCACTAATATTAACATTATTTTACACTAATATCAATATTATTACTAATATGTATGATTTAAAAGGATTCAGACAGGCGTTTAAGCTCACCCAACAGAATATTGCTGATATTCTAGAATGTGGGCAGGCTAACGTTTCGACCATGGAAAAAACTATGAGAGATTTAGAGCCAGAACAATACAAGAAGTTGTGCGAAAGATTCGATGCTGCATCAGTAGATAAATACAAAGTGTCTGATTTTATCCAGGACTCTAAAAAGAAAGATTCAGAGCCTATTATCAGCTATACGAACGGGGTACCTTATTATAATGTTGATTTCATCGGAGGTTTCGACATTGTTCTAAACAATCAGACAATAAAGCCAGAATATCTAATAGATTTTCAAAAATACAACGAAGCAACATGCTGGTGTAATGTTACAGGACATTCAATGGAACCGGAAATTACTCATGGAGACATTATTGCGTTAAAGAAGATAGAAGATAAGTCTTTTCTTCCACTTGGAGAGGTATATGCCATAGTAACGACAAACGGAATGAGAACGATCAAGAGGTTAGGGCCATCAAGTGACCCCAAATGTTATACGTTGGTTCCTACGAATAAATCTCCGGAATATGGTATTCAGGAACTTCCTAAGGATATGATAGAACATATCTTCCAGGTTCTTGGTTGTATGAAAAGATTATAGACATGAAATTTAATCAATACCTTTGGAACCTGTACAAGAACTCTTCTGAAGGAAAGTCCGCCATAGCTGCATTTTCAGACAGAAAAGAGTGGATGGAAGAGGAGTGCCTGTTCGAAAAGTACAATCCAAAAATCAAGGACGGATTCAATTCCGAAATGATTTGCGGAATACTAGAAGATTTCTGGTGTTACAAAGTATCAGAATATGAAGGTACTGAATTAAAATCTCCGGATGATGCCGAAAAACTGTACGAGGAAATCATATCCACCGGATTAATGGTAGAATCGGAAGAAGTTCTGAAAATCGGAGACTTTGATTTGATGCTGGAGTATGTACCGTTCTTGTCAATGGAGCTGAACTATCTGTTCAGAGAGTATTTCTTCCCTTACATATACATTGACAAGTTCTATCAGCTTACAAGACTTGCAGACTACTTCGAAATCGAATTACCTCCAATACCGAAGAAGCCGGACTATAAAGCCAGGTGCATGTATTATTGGGAACTGTGTAAGGTATTCTATCAGTTAAGGACAGAAAACGGCTTGTCTCCCGATGAGTTCAGCGCATTCATGTATGACTATGCGCCCAACCTTCTGACCAAAGAAGACAATACAGAAATGCCAAAGCCATCGGCTGCGTGGTTTATCGGAGGATTGATTAAGGGATATGGTAAAGAGTGGACTACCGGATTCTGGCAATCGAATAAAGATACGAAAAAAGGCGACATCCTTATCCATTATGAGACATCACCGGTAAGCGCCATAACCTGCTTGTGGATAGCACAGGTTGACGGTATAATAGACCCGTTCTTTCATTATTACAGCAATACCTATATAGGGGACAAAATAGACATACCTCATATTTCTTTGAAGGAATTGAAATCTGACGAATACTTCTCGGGCCATCCTCTCGCCAGAAAGAATTTTCAAGGAGTCAATGGATGGCCCGCAACCGGAAAGGACTATGCGGAACTCATGAGAATGATAGAATCAAAAGGATTCGACATAGGTAAACTTCCACAGATTTATACCCCTTCATTGCCGGAAGGAATCACAGTCGAGAATGAAAGAGATGTTGAAGTGAATCTATTGGAACCACTGCTGAACAGTATGGGATGGTATGAACATAAGAACTACATCCGCCAGTTGCCAATCCATGCAGGAAGAGGGCACCGGATATTCCCGGATTATGCACTTCACTATGGAAACAAGCCGGAAGAGGAAAAGGCAAAGGTGCTGATTGAAGCGAAATATCACATGAAGAACAATCAGGAGATTGAATCTGCGTTCCTTCAGGCATTCTCCTACGCCAAGCTGCTGATGTCTTCCGTCATTGTATTGTGCGACAAAGAATGTATTCTGGTCTATGATGACAAGGAAGGGTTCAGCAGAAGCCGCTACAAGAAGTATTATTGGGAAGACATGAAGAATCCCGATTTGTATAATGAATTAAAGAACAAATTAAATATCTGAATCTATGAAGAAAATTCTGTTTTATCTAAGCACTATGGGGATTATTTTTTCTGCATGCAGCACAAATGAAAACCCGGAAAAGGAAGAGAACATTATCATTACACCACTTCCTGCTATAGAAAACATAAGCTTAAACTTCCACAACTCAGAGCAAACGGTAAAACTGTCAAGAAATATCGAGGAAGAAGGGGCGACAATTTCACTTAAAGACGACTCATACTGGATTTCAAAACTGAAGCTAAACGGGGATGAGGTCACGTTTACAGCCTTGGAAAATCCGGAAATAGAAAAAGGGCACAGATATGATACTATCATAATAGACATAAAAGGACAGCGGATAGGTACAATATGTGTTTCACAAGCAAGGAAGCCGGAAAGCCCGGAACGCCTTGTATGGGCTGTTTCAAATGCGATGTATCGCCACTCTGCCCTGTGTGAATCAGGACTATCCGGTCAAGAAATCACAAAGGCCATATATAACCTTGAAAAGACTACAAACGGGCAGGACTCCTATAAGAATTATCCGGCTTTTGCATACTGTATAGAAATGAATCACGACCCGGAGAATGATATGGAATGGCATCTGCCGTCATTAGATGAAATGAGAGCATACGCACAAGCCCAATCATACATAAACACACCTTTTGGGAAACACAACTATTGGTGGAGTGCAACAGAAAACAGCCTTAACGGGAACGCCTATAACCTTTATTCGGGAAGTTCCGCATCACGAGGCGCTGTAGATAAAGGAGGTGGATGGTGGGTTATGGCATTCAGGAACGGGAAAATGGAGGAATAGCCATGAATAAAATTTTTCTATCCGCTCTATTCTTATCACTGATAAGTTGTGGGAGTAACAAGCCGTCCCAGAAACAGAAGGACAAGGCAGACAGATATGTCCAAAGCCTTGTGGATGCCGACATAGGAATCTACAAGGGCGAGCTGACAGACGCCAACTTCCTCATCCTTGCCGTGGATGCCTATCCGGGAGCGAACTTCGACACCTATGCACGCACCTACCTCGAAGAGGCGCAAAGCAAAGGACTGGAGATAAAAGGGGTCTACATCGTGGACATCAAGGACTGCCAGTTCGGCGACGGATGGGTATCCGGGGAAAGGATAGGAAAAGCATTCAAATGAGAAAAAACGAACCGAAACCTTTTTTAATAAACAGTCTATCTCACTCTTTGTAAGACAAATACATGTGATTTAGGATAATTCCTTCTAAGGCGTGGGTCCTGCGTTCGAATCGCAGCGGAATCACTGAAAGCTTTA